GCCAAAAGCAGAGCATTGATCAGTATCGGGATATCTACGAAAGCGCATATTTTCTCTGCAAACAATGGTATCCCAATTAAAAAAATGATGACTAGCTTCTAATTCTCCTTTATCATAAGCTATTTTATCGACATTATTATATGGAAGTTCTAATTCAAAATCTATTCTTTGTGGTCCAGCCCACGTTGATATGACTAAACCTATATCTTTTTTATTTTTTTCGGTAGCTAATATATCCAATATCACACTTAAATTGTATTCATTTCCTGTGCCACCTTGAGAAAGATTAATAGCTTCCATATCAAGCTGTTCACCAAGAAGTGTTGGCCACATAGGAAACTTAGTTTCTAGAATAGACTTAACTTTTGAACCATTATGAACTTTTTTAATTTTTGGACCATATGATATAGAAAGAGGATCAGAATAACTATCTCCAACAACAATTAATTTTTTCATAATTAAGCATAAACCTTTCTGTACTCGTCGTATAAAAAATCTGCTATCTGTTCGTGTCCTAATTTATTAGGATGAACATCAGTTATCCATCCTTCTGGTCTGTCGGAACGAACATCACCATCGACACGATTTGTTTTTCTTGTTGGATCATGTTTAGCTAAAATTTTATCAGCATCAAACCCGCCAAGTTCTGTAACCAGTGGCCATCCTAAAAATGTTTCTTCATCCATAACATCATAATAATCACTATCTAATATTGTTTCTACCATTTCTTGATGACCAGTACCATAACTTGAGTCAAGCTCTGGTTCAGGCCATAATGATGGATATGGGTAGAGTGTTCCCAATTGAAAATAATCTATATTTTCTTGTTTCATAATTTGTTGAAATGTGTAAAATAATCTTAATGATTTTTTAACTCTCATTCTTTCAGTAAACAAACCTTTGTTCTTTAGTGTTTCACGAATAGTATCTTTCCAACCTTGATCAGTGGCATTTGAAGACAATGCTTTAGAGACTTGCGATTGATCAGGATATCGCCTAAAGCGTAAATTTTGACGACAATGTACAGCTTCCCATTCAAAAAAATGATGATTTGATTCTAACTTTCCTTGATCATGCAGTATTTTATCTTCATTGTTGTATGCAGTTTCTAGTTCAAAATCTAATCTTTGAACTCCTGACCACATCACTATCATTAAACCGATATCTTTTTCAGTAACTAATGCATCTAATAATACACTATAATGATGTTCATTTCCCACACCTGCCATAGCAAGATTAATAGTTTCCATACCAAGTTTTTCACCAAGAATTGTTGGCCACAAAGGAAATTTAGTTTCCAATGTAGAAATTATTTTTCCATCTTTTTCTTCTTTCTTTACCACTGGGTCATATGATAAAGAAAAAGGATCAGAAAAACTTTCACCACTTATAATTAATTTTTTCATAATATTACTCCGATATATGACTAAAGTTTTTGACCTTCTCAAATCGTATTGTGTCTCTAAACTTGTCTGCGAGAGCATCCTGTTTGTGACTGATTACAAATACATTCTCATCACCCAGTGTATTGAGAATCTTTAGGAACTCATCTGTGCCAGTTCCATCCAATGAACTATCAAAGATTTCATCTAGAATGAGCAGATTGGTATTGGTGCTGTTCTTCATCTTTGCAACTGCTCTCCAAGTGAATAGCAGTGCAAGGTCAATACGCATCTTCTCACCTTCACTAAATGAGTCGTATGTAAATTCATCACGATATCGTGACTTGATGTTCTCTTCAAAATTCTCATTCAGTGTAAAGTTAATGTAGAACTCCATAGATGTGAGGTAGGTGTTAATCAACTTATTCATAATAGGAAGATACTGCTTGATGATTTTAGTTTTGATGCCAGTATCTTGAAGCATATTTCTGGATGCTTCGGCATAAGTTTTATCTTCTCGCAACTTAGATTTCAATTCGTCAAGAGTTACAATCTCTTCTTTCAGTTTTTTCAAATCAGTGTGATCTGTATTCTCAACATGTCCATTTTCTAAATGGTCTACCTCTGATTGCAATGTTGCATTGAATTTTTGTAACTGAGACATAGAACTATTCTCTTTTGCAATCTCAACATTGTTTGATTGTATATCCTGATTGACTTCATTGATTATAGCAATATTTGCTTTAGTTGCATTCAATTCATCTTTAAGGTCATTCATTCCTTTAGACAACTTATCGGCTTCAGTTTTCTTTTTATCAACTATATCAGACTTGAAAATCTCATCAATGTGCTGTTGACAAGTAGGGCAATCCTCATTAGATTCAAAGAATCCAACAAGTCTACTGTGTGCCCTATGTTTTTCTTTCAGTTGGGATTGAATGTCCTTTAACTTAGTGAACTTCTCTTCAACCTTTGAGGAATCAGATATCTTCTCATGCATAACCGCAATATCATCTTGAAGGTCAGCAATCCTTCTTTTCTTTTTAAAAACTTCTTCTTCATTACCAGAAATTAAAGTTGTTTTTTCAACCAAAAGTTTTCTTTTGTTTTCTTGTAAGTCCTCAATATATTTTTCTTTCAGAGAAATCTTTTCTGAAGTTAGTTCAGCCTTGTAACGAATGTCCTTCATACTATCATCAATTGTTTTTAGTTTCTGCTTGAGTATCATATTCATCAAAGAAAAGATTTGAATATCCAAAATCTCCTCAACAACATCTCTACGATGCCGTGCCTTCAATTGCATGAAAGGAACAAATGTAGATGAACCAAGAATAACAACCTGTGTGAAACTACGATAGTTCAATTTTAGAATCTGTTGTTCTAGATACTTCTGGTAATCTCTGGAATTTGCATCTTGATTATACATCTTACCATTGATATAAATCTCAAACACATTTGGTTTGATGCCACGAATAACTTTTACTTTCTTCCCACCAACCTTAAACTCCACCTCAACAATGCATCCACTACCATTAACAGTATTGAGAAGTTGTGGCTTGTTGATGTTACGAAAAGGTTTACCAAACAACCCAAAGCATAGTGCGTCAAGCACAGTAGATTTCCCTGCGCCGTTCTCACCAATAATCAGTGTAGTTGATTGTTTGTTTAGTTGTATTTCGGTAAAATTATTTCCAGTTGATAAAAAGTTCTTCCACCTAACGCATTCAAAAGTGATCAAATTTCTAAATCCTGTGCTTCAGTATATAAAGTTCTCATTGTATTCTTCAGTCTATCTTTACTTAGGTCTACGGGCAACTCGTCAATATATTTTTCCAGCAATGTCATCGTATCTTCTGAGTTCTCAACAATATCATCAGATACATTACTCGCATCCATCTCTGAGAAATCTTCAACGATCTTAACATCATGACAGTCTGCGGCCAAGAGCTTATCTACAAATCTATCGAATTGGAACAAATCTTTCTTATTGACTACCACCAGTTTCACATACTTATTCTTGTAGGCCGACATATCATGATTGTCATCGAATGCTGACACTGTATCATCATAGTAAATCTTGGAAAAGATATTGTATGGATTTACAATGCGTTCAAGTTCTCTTGTCTCTGTATCGAATACATGAAACCCCTTTGGGTCTTCCCAATCATTCCAGTAGATTTCATATGGTGTGCCGAGATAATACACTTGCCCATCATCTGACTTATGATGATAATGACCGCTCATAACTGTATCAAACTTTCTAAACTCTTGTCTGTCCCAACCATGATCCATGAACATGCCCTTCTGCATTTCAAAGCCATTCAACTCCAAATGACCCATACAGATTTGAGCAGAGGTTTCATCAATCATACCCATAGAATGAATATAGTTTTGACTGTTAATCCAAGGCATGAAAAGAATTTTACACCCATCGAACTCTACCTCTTGTGCTTCTGGATATACCTTAATGTTACGGAATTTACCGTCTACAAGCTCCTGTAGTGAGTTCACATCGTTGGTGTTCTTATAAAAGGTGTCATGGTTCCCAACTAACATGTGTAAATTAACTTTCAGCTGACTGAATGGTAATATGAATCTTTCACGAAAATCTTTCGCAGTCTTGTACGAAACAAATTTCCTACGGTCCATAACATCGCCTAAATGAATACAAGTTTTTATGTTATGCTGATGCAAATATGGAAAGAACACACCCTCATAAAATTTATAAAAATATTCATTAAAATTTGCGTTGTCATTTCTTGCCCCAAAATGGGTGTCAGTAATTAGTGCAATTTTCAAGAATCTTTCTCCATAAAAATTTCTAATCCTTTTTTCTTTGCTGGCTCTTTTTTCTTTGGTTTATAAACATCATCTTCTGGTAAAAACAATTTCGTATCAATTCCTTCAACATAATAAGAAGAATCATCTCCTTCCATTGTAGTGAATGAATCGTATGCATCTCGCTCAATCATTTTGTTTCTTACATGACTTTGCTTTTTCTCTTTCGCAATTCGTCTAAGAAAAGCATAATAGATTATTTGTGTAAAATACGCAAAAGGATTATTAGATTTTTCTGGATTAAAGTTTTTAACATATTGCAAACAGTTTTCAATACCATCAGAAATCATATCTTCTCTGTATGTGTAATTGATAAAGTTTGGTTTGTAAGATAGATGAGTAGCAATTTTTAGAAAACACTCACCAATATAATCTGTAACAGGTGGCGTTTGGATTTCATTCTTTTCAGCAAGGTCATATCCTTCACGCCACTCAATCATTGCTCGTAAAAATTCTTTATTATCGACATAATGAATACTTTTTTTCTTTGCCATTTAAACTCCTTCCAATTATCATTATACTAATAATACACTAATAAAATATAATTGTCAAGACCCATAGGGGACTTGACAAAGGGTCAAAATTTGTCTATTATTACTATGTGGAGTCTTCAATGAATGAGTTTAGAATCTACTTTAGCTTCTCTTAGAAGGTCATCATATACCTCTTCATCCATATCTTCTTCTGGAATTAGGTTATTACTACCGTCCCAATCAGCATCAATTCTAAGCATCACATATTCATAATACTTTGATAATCCTACGGAGGCATCAGCTATCAAGATACACTGACTCTTATCTATATTGAAATACTTTTGGTCTGTAAAATGATGCATCCAAGGCGTCAGGTTCAAAGTTTCCCCCACTTCACCTATTCGGTTCTGTATTGGAACAACATCCATTTTTAATGGATTCATAATGTCGTACATCATATCATCGTGAGCGTTTAGTTCACACACAATCATTTCGCCGTTAGACAATTTCAAAACTTTATAAGAATCTAAATTCATTTTAAGTTTATCCTTTTAATTTCATAATCAAATTGTTGGTCATCATATATATTTATACGTTCTTTAAAATGTCTCAAAGTGAAATTGAGTTTAGAATCGAGGGAGAGATCGTCGGCGATATCGTATAGCCGTAACGTCTTGTCACCCCCTTGTTGCCGCAAACCC